TCTCAATCAGCATTGCTTGATGATGACGCTGAATTGGAAAAGATTTGGAAATCAGAACACTCTCTCAAGGTTCTATTGGATCCAAAAGAGTTCAAGTCTTATGATGATTTGAAAGGTAGATTAGATAAAGTTCTTGGTGAAGCACCTGTAGCAAAGACTACAGTTGAAGCAGCTAAGGCAATGCCTAAGAAACCTGTTGATGAAGAATTAATGGCCGAAGAAGATGATGACTTGGCTTACTTTGCTAAACTAGCAGAGTCTTAATATCTCCTGAATTTGTTATGATGTTTTGATTTGATACCCCGCCTAGTGCGGGGTTTTTTATGCGAATCTATCATTCAAAAACTTGGTGTCGAATCCAAGATTTCTAACAGGAGCTGATGATGCAACCGTAAGTCCTCCACCACCTGTTCCACCACCCATATTGTTTGTTTTTGAATTGTCAATATAAGATATTGGACTGGTTGTAGATTTCAAATTCAAATCATTGTTTTCTTGTAACAAATTTAAAAGTCCTTGTGGTGTTAAAGGATCTTCTCTGAGTCCTTTTTTATAGAATTCTCCATTGAAAAATTTTTCATTTTTAATCAATTCGAGATAATCACTAAGTCCTTTTGTTGGATTTTCTTTTTTCCATTTATCATATTCATAGTTTTTAGTGTTATTTTTATAGTTAATCGCTGCTCTCTTGCCCGCATCTTTAATTGCTTTCGTTATAGGATGCACTGCTGATGCTGCATCTCTACCCATATCTTTCACTTCATCAGCCATAGTTATTTTTGCATCTTCTGCAGCCTGTTGATTCAGTCTGGCTTCTTCTTTGTATGCTTCATCTTCGGCTTTTTTCTTTAATACTCTAATTTTCTCTTCAACAGTTTTAGCGTCCATCATCTTTTGTTTCATGGACAATTTGAATCCTTCACCTGTTATTTCACCAGCTTCATATTTTTTTTGTAAAGAATCAACATCATCTTCAATAGACATTAAAGTTTCAACATGTGTGTCTAAAGCTTCTTTTTCTGATGGAGCTAAAGCATCAGCTATATCATATGCGGTGATAGCTAAAGCAAAAGGACCACCAAGAAAACTTTTAAGAGTTTGTTTGCCTACTTGTTTAATACCTTCTTTCAGTATCATACCAGTACCTTTAGCACCTGCAGCTGCCGCAAGTCTTGTTGCTCTTTCACGTATTTTATCTTCTGCTGTGTTTAAGAATCCAGGTTTTGTACCAGTTGATGCTGGTTTTGAAGGAGTTGGCTTTTGTGGTTCTTTGTTTGGTACTTGTCCTGTAGGTGTTTTTGTTTTGTTGTCAGCTTTCTTTCTCTCTTCTTCCAACTTCATTCTTTGTCTTTCATCTTTTTCAGTTGGAATAACATTACCTCTTCCAGCATTACCTCTTCCAGGTACTCCTCTTCCAGGTACTCCTCTTCCAGGAGTTCTTCCAAAAGGATTAAATACAGGCAAAGGAGTTAATTCTGGAATTTTTATATTGTTGAATATGTTTATAAATGGATCCAAAAGACCTTTTAATGCAGCGTAAACACCAGCGATAGCTAAAGCGGCTGCAGCTAAACCAGTAAGAAGTTTTTTTAGAAAACCAGGCATTCCCTCTTCAGTTTCAGAACTCTTTTCTGCTTTATAAGTAGACTCTTCTGTTTTTTCGTTTACTGGTGGCATATATTTGTTTCGTCTAGCCAAATTTCTAGCCACTTCCATTTGTTTGATTTCTTCTTCATGTACCATCTTCATGAAGTTAAACATTTTGGCTAAGATGTTTGCAACAGAATCACCCTTTCTCAAAGGATTTCTTTGGCCTTCTGAAATATTGGTGTAGAATGCTTGAGATACATCTTGTTGTGGTTTTAAAAGACTGACTTTTGGTCCTGCGGCAACTGGTTTCAAATTGGTTTTTAATGTATTTTTCTTATCGGCACCTTTAACCATCGCATGACTCATTGCATCAAAAAATAAATCAATTATATTAGCAATACCAAAGCCCACATTTTTAGCTTTCTTTTTAAAATTTTCGGATAGATTTGCTCCCTTTTGCATCAAAGGTTTGTTTGGTGCAATTTCAGATATTAGTTTTTTTAAGTCCATTTTAAGTACTCATAAAAGATGGTAAATGTGGATAATCAAGTAATGTTGGGAATGTCAATACTTGTGATTGTTGGCCTCCACCAATCATGTTATTGGTCGTGGAAACATCAGCAACAATTATTGGTTTAACATCTTTCTTTAGATTTTTATTATCTTCAGATAAAGACGATACTTTGTCAGAATTAATAGATGGTTTTACTACAGGAGAAGTCAACATCGATTCATTACCAGATAATGAATTTTCAGGTTTAATTAAATTTGGATTATTTTTTTCAATAAAATCTTTTCTCATTTTATCCAAAACTTCTCTTGCTGGATGTTTTAGATGTTGATTAGATTCTCTTTCTTTTTCTCTTTTATCATATTTTTTTTTACCAGCTGTTGATTTATCAAGTTGTGGCAATAAAATATCAAGTGCTGTTTGTTGTGAATCTTCTTTTTCAGCTTTATATAATTGCATTGATCCACCAACACCTACAGCATGAGCAACCCTTAGTTCTGCAGCAGTAGGAGGTCGGCCTAGTCTTTTTGTAAGATCATTTGCATTTTTATCTGTTAATGTTTTAAAAATTATATCTTGATTTGTGGGATTGAATATATCATCCTTTGATAATCCAGCATCTCGATAATTACTTTCTAATGTGCTTGGTATAAAACCATATCTACCCAATGCTCCTCTTGCACCCCTACTTCTACCAAACTCTATAGCTTCACCAATTGTTAATTCCGAAACCATTTTACCTTTATATTTTGGTGGATTTTTTTTATTAAATTCACCAAACATTGCATCATAACCTAAAGGACCACCTTCTCTGACGGCTGTAATTTCTTTATACTTTTCATATTCTGTGGTTCCTTCAGGAAAAGTACTAATAGGTCTTTCAGTACCTCCAAATGGTTTCCATCCAAAAAATTCTAAACTCATCAACCATTCTTTTAAAGTTTGATACCATCCAGATAATTTGTCTACCCAATCTTTTATTTGTTGAATACCTTTTTTTATAGATTCTGTAACTTCTACAATTTTTTTATAAAATTTGGCGGCATCTTCAGCCACTTCTTCAACAGTTTTTTGTGTTTGAAAGATAAAAGCCGCTATTGCTACTTTTCCTAAAAAACTTATTATATTTTTAAGTGCATTTTTAAATGAAGATGCCAAAGCTTTGGCAAAATTTTTAAGTTTGGATTCAGATTTTGGTTTTTTAGTGAACGTTTTCTTTTCTAGTCTATTTTTTTTATCTTCTTTTTCTTTCTCAAAATCTCTAATTAATTCTCTACGTAATTTCTTTTCTTCATGTGTTTTCTTCATGAAGCTAAACATTTTAGCCAATATGGCAGCAACTGAATCACCTTTTCTTAATCGGGTGTTTCGTGTTTGACCAATTGGACTTATGAAAGGATTTTCTTTTCTTGTTTCTGGTTTTAAATTAGTTGTAGATTGAACTTTTGATTGAAACGATTCAGGTATGTTACGGCCAATAGATGATTGAGTTCGTTGTATTATAGTACCTAATTGTTTTTTAGATAATGCTTGAGCACCATCGGCCATGATTAAGCCGACTTCTCCAGCATTCAGTAATTCATTAAAGGTTCTATTGTCCATTTACCTACTTTGTTGTCGTTGTCTTATCTTTTCATTTTCTTCCTCAATATGTTGTGTCAATAAAGACACATATATTTCACGTTCCCACGGAATCATACTTTCTAATTCACTCAAACTATACTTGTGGTACTGCATCAATGCAAAGTTAGTTTTATAATAATTTTTTAAATTATCATGACAAAATATTAATCGAAAAAACTTTCCAAACCCTCCACATCAATAGTGTGTTTAAATCCACACTTATTGCATGTTAAATTCATAGATTTATTTAATTTGGGAAGATTGTTAAAAAACTGTTCAACCTTATCAAACTGGTCTTTGTTTAATGACTCAACAAACTCCAATAGTTCTTTGGGATCTGTTTCTTTAGCATAATAGTATTGTTGGCCATCAAAGATATATTCGATACTTTCCACAATCATTTGAAATGCCATGTCGGTTGGATCATCCAGTTTAGAAGTTTTTTCAATCAATGAAAATTGTGGATATTTCAATTTAATAGCAATTTTATCAGTTAATTGAATAATATCTTTAACATCTTCATTTATGTTTACTTTAATGTCCAACAAATTTAATTTTAATTCCATTAAATTATTACAAATTTTCTCTTCAACCGTATTTTCACATCGATATTTGTTTTCAACTACTTCACCAACGGATCTGGCTCTCAGTTGAATGAAATAATACTCAACATCAATGATTGGTAAACTATCAACATCAATACCTTCTGTTAAAGTACAGTTGTGTAATACCTGACGAATATTCTTTTCAATCGTTTCTTTATCATTTGCCTCCATAGCCATCATAAGATTACGTTGTTCCTTTACTAGGAACGGTCTAAATCGTATATGTTTTTTGGATAGAGGCAAGTCTATCTCATATAT